CCAATTCCTATCAGAGAGCCCACGTGGCGGTCTTGACAGGTTCTAACCCAAAGTGCGTTGTCGCCATGGGGGATGACTGTGTAGAGGACGCCAAGGACCCAGAGGCTAAGCGTCAGCTGTACAGGGAGTTGGGTTTCAAACTGAAGCAATTCTTCACCAGTGTTGATGGTGAGGGTATTGAGTTCTGTGCACACACCTTTTCTCGAAGTGGCAAGGTAGATCGTGAGCGCATTGAGAAATCTGCGTACTCGATGCTAAGTCAGAAGTACAGTCATGAGTTGTGGATGCAGTTTCAGTATGAATTTAGGCATTGTTCTGGATTGGAGGCTGCTGTTGGGGCCATTGCTGGGAGTGGATGGATCCCAGCAAATGTCGCGGCGGAAGCCTACGACGTTTGCCGGCAAGGAGCTGAAGGCTCGTGCCAGGTCGAAGTCGAAACAGCCTAATCAGGCCGCGGCGAGTGCCAAGCCTATGGCGGGGGGTAAATCCCGTCGACGCCGGAATCGTGGTGGTGGCTCCCTTGGAGGATCCACTGCTGCAGCATTCCCAAACAGCTCCATGAGTCGTGGTGCGGAGATTTACCGTATCCCTTTCCGACGAGAATACATCGGTGAGGTGAGCGGATCTAACTCGGCCGCCCTCGTGACGAGCACATACTCAATCAATCCGGGACAAGCTAACACCTTTCCTTGGTTGAACCAAATTGCACAGAGGTATGAGAAGTACCGCTTTACGCAACTTGACTTTGTTTACCTTCCAGAAGTGTCTCAGTATGCTACTGAAGGTCAAACGGGCAAGGTTTTGCTTGCGGTTGACTTCGATGCAGCTGATGCACCCCCTAGCACCAAGCAACAGATGGAGAACACTGATGTGGTAGAGACCAGAATTGGATGGCAGGAGATGCGCCTTCGCGTGCCCGTTCAGAGAATGAACGAAGGCATGGCCTGGAGGTATGTGCGTCCTGGCGTTCTTCCGGGAGGCTCAGACATTAAGACCTACGACTGTGGCAATCTCACTGTTGGATCCTACAACAATGGTGGGACTGGTGTTTTGGGGGAGGTGTGGGTTGAGTATGGTTTGGAGTTTTCTACAGCAGTCACGGAGAGCACTTCTACTGCGCCAGCGAACAATTCTGTCACTCAGTTCCTCGATGCGAGTTTGAACACGGTGGCCACCTCAACGGTGACCCAGTATGCTCCGCTTGCTGGAACTACTGCCTTGCGGTATTTCAATCCGATCAATGCCACGAACGCCTCAGGTGTGATTACTCCGCCTGCAGGCAATTACCTGGTTGATGTGGATTGGAACTACACGGCAGGTGGAACTGACACAGTGACTAATTGTCTCATCTACAAGAATTCGACAGCCATTGGAGGCTTCACTCTTGGAGGTATTGTCAACGGAGAGTACCATGCTGCTGCCTTTGTGCAGTGCAATGGCACTGATACGTTGTCCTTCGGAGTGACTTGTACCTTCACTGGTTCGAATCCGACTTTCTTTGTGGAAGAGTTTCGTCTGGTGCTGATTTAGGCGAATGGGAGTGTGAACAGGAGCTTTAGGCTGTTGGTCCTCCACTCTCGAACACTTGGCAGTGTGCAGCTTTACTGCCTTGAGGCGATACGAGATTTCGACCATTTGTTTCTAGCTATCGAAACGAAATTTAGCACCACCCCTGGCAAGGCCTTTGTCGGCCAGGGGTGCGGGGTTCTGTGAAATTGGACATGGTAAGTCCTTACCCACGACAGATGAGACGAAGCCCTGCCCTCTTCATATCTTACCTCAGTAACATTGGAAGACTCCGACACTACGCTATGCGATAGATACGGGAGCCAGTACGTGTGAAAGGTGAGGGTGTGGAGAGCTGGAGGGTTCTAGGACCCAGAAGGAAAACTGTAAACCCTTTCGAAACGACGGGGGAGAGTTA